AGCACCGTATCCGACAAGGAATGCTAGTGTGGCAACGAGAACCAATTCAATACTGTCAGTCTCACGCCAAAACTGTTTAATCTTATTCATGTTCACCACCCTTATCATGTTCGTCCAGTTTTACTTTCTGGCCGTTTACCCACATATACTGTCTACTACGACTTGGTGTCGATGTAGGAAAGTTTGTGAAGAAGGATGGTTTACGTCTTGCAGTTTCAAATGTTCCAACCGTGACAACGATTGCAGCAAGAAGAAATGCATGACCAATCATGCTTGCACCCATAACCCAGAAACTACCAATCCACATTGAAAACACGATACACCACATCCACGCAAGAATCTGTAGTACCATGTGTCGTGTGTTAAGGTCTGGAATATGACGCAGTGGATTCCTATCGGCATCCATCACACTGTTCCATGAATCATATACAAATTGTCTCATAATATACTCCAAAATTAGGTGCCACTTTTCTGTTTCAAGGCAAGTGGCCAGCCCAATGGACTAGGCCGCTAACGGCATATCCATAGGTGCAAAGTTATCGTTTGCAGTTACTTTGTTTGACCTATTAGGCAGTCAACCCACAATTCTACTCGCCTCTATCTACGTCAGTCGAACCTAATTCACCCCCTCAGTCGAGGTTTAGTTATGGTGGAGGTGGAGGGAATCGCACCCTCGTCCTGCCCGTCATTCGATTTGTATCATCAAATTGTATTCTATTTATACACCAATTATCCTTTGGTGTCAAGGTATTTTCTGTTCTCAAGGTGAGCTTCTTTAATCTCTTCTTTCGACTGACCATAATACCGAACCGCATGATGGTTGTCTACCAGACATTGATTGAGGTTGGAATCACCAACCCAAAGTTCACCAAGAATACGACCAAACTTCCCCTTGGAATCATACTCTCTTGTTTTGAGAACAACGTCCTGACCTTCAAGGAAGTTCACAACGTATTCTGTTGCAAGTTTACCGTAGACCTTTTCTTCAGCATCAGAGGTTCTAGACTCTGGTGTGTCGATACCAAACAGTCGAACTCTTTGGCTCTTCAGTACTACGTCAAACCCAAGGTCAATGTCAACGTCAACCGTATCACCATCAACCACTCTATCAATCTTGCATCTGTACTCGTACATTACTATCCCTTTGGTTTTAGTTTGAAACACACATATTTGTTACCAATAGGTGTTTCCATTGAAATATGAGGAAGTTCCTCATTCGGTGGTCTACACTCAATCTGATGCCACATCATGCCTTGTTTTACTTGTTCGTTTTTAGTGTTCAAAAAATCTGCATTGACAGTAGACCACAAACCTACTGCGACCAGAAATAGTGCAGTTGCCATAACCGACTCCTTTATTCTTTTTATTATTAGAAGGTAGTCTTAGTACCGTATCCACCTACTTTATTCACAGTAATGTTGCCCTTACCAGCTCCAAGGATACACGCCTGTTCATCGTCTTCGCCAACGAACTCAGTGAGTGTCCAAGTCTGTGATTTAGGATTCACCGCTAAGACAAATGTTGAAGGTGACTGGCTACCGTTGGGTAAACCAGTGTGTCCTTCCATTACTATGTATGGTGTTTCGCCAAATTGAGTCATCATTCCAATCAATTTTCCTGAATCAGAACATTGAATAGGTTTTGATGCCCAATATGCGAAACCGTCTTTTCCCCCTTCGGTTTCATTATCTTGTGCAATCGCTGGACTACACAGGATACCCCACAACAGCAGGGTTTTCATCAGGGTCTTCATTTTCCTTCTCCCAAGCCATGGTAAAGTTGTCAATCGACTCTACCAATAACGGAAGGTAATCGCTCTTGTCTTTAATAAACTCTTGCACGACTCCATCCTCAGTGACCACCAGAATTACAATCTGATTGATTGGAAGACCAGTGCGTTCTTCAAACATCTCTGCATATGCCGATGCCTGAATGTAGTAGCTCTCATTCCAATCATCATTACGTTCAGAACGAGAAGTCTTAAAGTCAATGATAGATAGTTCCCCATTGTACTCTGCGATACAGTCCACACGACCAGCAACCCTGTACTTATCTGAATACAGGCCACACTCTTGTGCATGGACATTATTCACCTTATCGGCAATCACCTTTTCAAGTTGACCGAACAGGGCAGCAGCGAGAAATGGTTCTCTGGTTACTTCCTTGTTGTTGATAAAGTCTTCGCACATCTGGTGGACTTTCGTACCACGCTGTGCGGCAGTTCGTGCGATATAGTTCGCAACGTCATCACCTACACGCTTTCGCCATTCCATAAGACCTTCTTTCTTACGTTCCGAAAGTACTGTAGTGATTGATGGATACATCTTACCCTCAGGCGTGATGTAAAATCTTTTTCGTTTAACGGATTGAGTTTCTAGTTCTGGAATCTCAACAGGTTTGTGTGTAAACATAATCTTTCCTCAAGTTATTTTCATCATATTATCAAAACAAACAACAGTTGTCAAGGAGTTTTACTTTCCTTGACCCCTGTACCTTTTGTAACTTCTACGTTTTGATTTATTCATCGTAGATGTGATTGGGTTCTTCCCCATTGAAGTACCCTTTTGTGTTTTTTCATGGGTGCTGGTTGAACCATACATCTTAGCCATTACAAATCTACCCCTTGTTTGATTTTATTGATGAGGTAGCTTCTGACCAATCCAGAACGAACAATATCACCAACAGTAAATTCTACGATTGAGAACTCTTCCATCTCATTGATGATGTTCATGAACACACCCATACCTTCTTTCTCACTGTGCTTCGACAAATCAGATTGGAAGAAGTCACCTGAGAAAATAATTTTACTGTCTTGACCAACACGAGTCATGATGGTATCCAGTTCATGGAAGTTAAGGTTTTGACACTCATCGACAATGATGATTGCGTTGTCCAGTGTCACACCACGCAAGAATGATGTTGTAAGGAACATCACACTTCCCTGCACCTTCAGTCGGTCATACAACATACTGAATGCACTATCTGAAGCCTGTTCAAACATGAACTGTACCATGTTCTGGTACGGTACTTGGAACAGTGCTGTCTTGTCCTCTTCATCGCCTGGCAAGAATCCAATCTCTCTTGTCGGCACTGCACTACGGACAATGTACACACACTCGTATGGTGTTGATGGGTCTAGTACTTGTTCCAATGCAAGGTACATCGACACAAAGGTTTTACCTGTACCAGCTGCCCCTGTAAGGAATAGATTCTTACCACTCTTGTATTCTTCGAAAACAACTTTCTGGTTGTCAGTAATTGGTTTCACTGTTACCAGACTGTCGATTGTCACATCTTTTTTCTTTGCCATGTTCTAACTCACTATTAATTTAGTTTACTTAATGACCTTGTGTTTCTTCAACACACGGTCTGTCTTCACTTGTTTTGTTGAACGTCTACCATACCGCTTAGCAAGTTCACTGCGTGGATGTGCTTCTGCAATCCGTGACAGATTTTCTTTCCAACCGTCATCGTTCTTAATGCGGTCACCACCATCACCACCGCTGATTGCGAATAGGGATGGTAACTGAGTGATGTGTGGGTTCTCTTTTAAGAATTCTTCTCTACCAGACATGGTAAAGAATTCTTCCCACTCGTGGTCAGTCTCGTTGTTTCTGAAGTTGTAGTATGGCATCTGTAAGTTCTTTCACCCTCATTTGTAAGTGATGCACCTGATGTTGCATTTCTGCAATCTCACGCTTGTAAATGTCTTCTTGAGTCATCACTTTAGGCTTTTGTGCATCTTCTTGTCTCATTTTCCAAAGCATCCAATCATAGTACCGTTGTGGTTCTGGGTCATGTTCACGCTGCATTATCAATATCATACCAGTACGGTACGCCCCTCTTAGTCCACTTCGCTAAATGTTGTTTATATTTTATATAGTAGTCCTGATATGCCTGTATTGAATCATGTGGATTCTTGACATCATCGAACATCGCCTGATAGGGTTCACAGAACCCAAGTTCGTATATACACTTTGGTGTCTTCTCCAATACCTTGTGCAGTTTACGATAACTCTCATGAGGTTGATTGTGGTTGTACCGATACATGAACTCTGTGTTCAGTTCAGTCCACATCTCATAGAGCCAGAGGTAGTTCTGTTTTGAATGTCGTACCCAAATACCACTAGGGTGTTTGATGTGTGACGCTTTGTACAGAACACCTTCCATCTCTTCGTCTGGATGTCGCCATCGTTGAATCTTTCGACCATTCTTGGTCAATCCGTAATACATCTCACCGTCAAGAAAACGATGTGCAGTAGACATCAACTGAGCATACTCAATAATCATCTTACTGCAATGACTGTCGTTGTGCATCCGAGCGCACACCTTTGGGTCACGATTTAGATAAAAGATATTCATTCAATAGTCTCCAACCAGTACTTCTTGTACAATGTAGAACCAAGTTCGATTTGAGCGAAACACCCTGATAGTACCAATGATGTAATCACAACAAATACGAACTTCATCTACTTCTCCCACCGATAGAAGATATGGTCTTCAATCTCTATCGTCTTAGTCTTTGTCTTTGCCCATGCAGGCTCAACGTAATCTGCATGGTAGTGTGTTGCACCTTCCGTGATATCAACAACAGTCATAGTACCATCCATGACACCAATTGTCAAGTTGAAAATCCGTTCAAACTCTTCAGTGTTGTGGATACGGTCTGACAGTCCATCACAATACCAACTGAACTGGCAACGGTGACGCACTGGAATCATTTCACCAGTACCCTTCCATGTAGGACGATGTGGCCCTTGATAGACTACACCACAAACAGTGTCAGGAAACCGATGGTCATTCACCCGATTAATGGTTACTGAGATAACTGCAAACTGACCAGCGAGTGGTTGGTTGCGAGCCTCAAAGTAAACATTCTGTGCGAGACAGAACGACTCGTTGATTAGATGTTGTTCCTGTGTCGGTACGGTGTCTGCAAGAGCAGGATTACCCACAGACATAAATGTACTGATAACAAGTTCCTTAAGCATGAAACGCCTCCATGTATTCATCGTTGTTTGTTTCGAAAACAACAAATGGGAAATACCTGTCCATTGTCTTGACCAGATTCATATAGTCACCAGACTGCATTTCCTTAGTGATTGCATCTTCATCCATGCCCAACTGACGAGCGAGGTTTCGTGCAGTACCCAAGAGTACAAACGCATTACCATCAGGCCCATCAAGGTCAATGGTCAGTGGTGCAGATGTGTTCTTTTGTTGCATCATACTGATTCTCCATCAAGAGTTTGAAATCCAAATGGTGCGACCTTATACTTTTCAGTACCGACCAAAATCTGGTCACCAACTGAAGTAGAGCGTAATCCCCACTTCTTTCCATTTTCATC